TTTCGACAGACCTGCAATACCTCGGCATGTTGAAGCCCACGGATCAGAACGGCGTCCGTATGGACTTCTCCTATGGGTCGCTGTCTGGGCGTCGCGTGGCTGGTCAGGTGCGGCTGTTTATGACCGGCAACCGGGTGATGGGCGATCCGCTCTATGAGTTCAGTGATCCTGGCGGATACTCCATGACGCTTGCGACTGCGCCCAAGATGCCACTGGTGCGGGCGTGGGGCAACATCTACGGCAACTGTCGGGTCAGTTGGGATACGAACGGCAACATCGACACGACGTTTGGCGGAGCGCTGTTTATGGGCGGCGTGCATTGGTCCGAAGCCCAGCAGTTGTTCTACTGGACGTATTACAACTCTTACAACACGGCTGGTCTAGAGGACTGGTCGCTCGGTGCGACAGCACTAAATCTCGACGGCAGCGTCACACCATCTGGACCGTGGCGTGTGTCCGGGAATGATGGCCGTGGCACCGGCACCTCCATTAAGAAAGGCCCGTGGCGCTGCACGAAAGTCGCGGAGCATCCCACCACCGGCAAGATGCTGACCGGGGCCACACTGGCCTCTGGCAATAACAAGTCTCCGTGGGGTCCAGAACTATGGGAAGGCACGTTCCCGACCGCAGTGACACCGTCAGGATTTGGCAATCCCGACCTCACCATTCTTAAATACCTGACGTATTACCCCATGTTTGGCCGTGTCAACACGAACACCGGCACATGGAGTGGAGCGCTGACCGCCTGCCGGCGTCCCGGTGATTATTTCTTTGAACCGGCATACACGAATACGCATATCGATCCAACACTTAACGGAAGCGTCGGCACATGGACTGACATGGACATTTGGGGTGATGTGACGTGGATTGACCTCCCTGACCGATACGGTGTGTTGTATACCGGAAAACTTGCCGCCGCGCACGTCTGGTATTCGACGCAGAACAACAACCACGTCAACTGTTTTCACGGGTTTGCACCTCCCACTATGAACACGGGTCCGGTTGCGACCGACAGTTACCCCGCCATGTGGATTTACGATCCTGAGGAATTGGCTGCGGTGATGGCGAATACGACAACAGACTTCTCCGTGAACCCAGCGCAGACAATCAACGCGCAGGCGCAATACGGGATTAAGACGGCTCCCATCACCGCGATTGGTTCTGCGAAACTCATTAGCGGTCAATACTTCGATCCCGTGTCTCGAAAGCTCTACATTGCGGCCCCTGATGGGGACACGACGATCAGTAACTACTTGCTGCCCATAGTGCATGTGTTCCAAGTGAACTGATGGCCTTGTATCCCGGTTTCTTCGGTGGCAGCGTTCCCGCCCGTTCGCGCACGGTGAATTGCGAACGCACGGTCAATCTCTACCCAGAGAAAGCCACCGGCACGCCGAAGCGTAATCCGGCGCTGTATCTGCGCCCCGCGTGCGTGCCCTATACCTACTGTGATCCGGGGCCGATCCGGGCGTTGTTCATTCAGGACAACCGTCGCTTTACCGTCTCTGGCGCGTTCTTCTACGAGATTCTTGGTTCACGCAACGTCGTGATTCGCGGGCAGGTGCGGGAAGACGCCTACCCTGCCACCATCTCGAGCAACGGCCCCGGTGGGTTTCAGTTGTTCATTACGTCCGGCCGCGTCGGTTACATCTACAACCTAACCACCAACGCCTTTCAGACGATAGGCGATCCTGACTTCCCGAGTCCCTGCAACATGGGGCTGTTCTCCGATGGCTACTTTCTCGCGCTCCGCAGCCAGTCGAACGACTTTGCGGTGTCGAAAGCCGAAGACGGACTGATCTGGAATGGGCTGGATGTGGCGCAGACGACACTATCGTCTGACCTGAAACTATCCTTTGCCATCAGCCACCGCGAACTGTGGATTTTCGGCAGCAAATACACGGAAGTCTGGGCACCGGACGCGAACGCTGTGCCGCCGTATTCCCCGATCCCAGGGGTTTTCATCGAGCATGGTATCGCCGCGCCGTATTCGGTCGTCAGGATGGACAACACGCTCTACTGGCTCGGGCAGGATGAAAGCGGCACGGGCGTTGTGTGGCGGGCGAACGGCTACACGCCGGAGCATATTTCCGATCATGCGGTTGATGGCGTGATTCAGTCATGGCCGCGTCTGGATAATACGTTCGCGTTTGCATTCCAGGTGGAAGGGCACCTCTGGTATGCCCTCTATTCGCCCTACAACGACACGACATGGATGTATGACATCGCCTCGCAGCAGTGGACGGAGTGGGCGATCTGGGATAACCAGTTGCTCCGGTATCGGCCGTGGATTGGCCGGTGTGCGGCGTCCGGTGGTGGGCTGACGCTGATTGGCGACCGGCAGAGCGGGACGATCTACGAGCTACGGACGGATGTGTTTCAGGACACGCTCGTGATTCAGGACGGCCTCTGATGGCAGCGCCAACGAACATAACACCGGGCACGGCGGTGGACATCACGAGTCTGCCGTATAGCGTGACGCAAACGGTCGATGATGCGGGCACGACGTATGACGTGTATTACCAGCACACGCCGGCGTCTGACGGTCTGTTGAGCGTCTTTGGATTTGGCGACCTCACCACGTATCAACCGAAAGTCTCGGTGTTTGTCGGCGTCGGGGCCACGCCGTATCTGATTGCGCTGGCCGGACCGAATCTCGCGATTCAAGTGCCCGTGACCGCGAGCACGACCTACTGGTTTAAGTTTATTACGAACGCCGGGAATCCATCCCCGGCCACGCTTACGTTGGCTGTCAAGTTGTTCGCCCAACAGACGGCCCCTGAAGGATCAATTCTCGTCAACGACGATACGCCGGGATTCCCGCTGCTGATTTTGTCGCCCACGACAGGACAGCCGGTGCAGTTTGTTCAACCGTTTCCGGCGGGTGAAGCCTGCGACATTCTCGACAACGGGATCATGTTGTTCTCGGATGTGGACCCGTCCCCGAATGACCTGCAACTCTACGATGCGAACTTCACGAATATCGCGACACTTAATGGCTATACCGCCGCGTCGCAATTCGGCACGATTCGCACTTGTGTCGGCACGCAGCGATTTTGGGTGGCCTATCGCGTCGCGGGTCCGTTCCGGCGCGTGCGCTACATCACCGATGACGGCACGGAAGGGACGATCCACGATCTGACGGCGATCCCCAGCCTTGGCGCGATCGCCGCGTCGAATGATGAATCGGTGCTGTATCACACGGAAGATGCCACCAACGCGCCGATTGCTCAATGGGATTTACTGACGGATACGGCCGGGTCTGATCTGGTGGCGGGTCGAGCGAGTTATCAAACGCCAGACATTCTCGTGCTTGGTGATGATTCCGTCGTGGTGCTCTATGTGAAGACCAGTGCGACGATTGATGTGGAAGTCATTCGTTACGATGCGTCTGGCGCGACGCTTGACACGTATAACTTCGGCTCCGCGCACGATTTCCCCGCCGGCACATTGCCGCGTCTCGCGTATGGTGATGATGAAACATCATTCTGGATTTGGACACATCCTGATGGTGCAGACCTCGGAACGTCGCAGTTTCAGGAAGTGCGCGTATCAGACGGAGCAATACTGACGGATGTCAGTGCGAGAGAGTTTGAGACGGGCGTGTATAACGGCACAGCCACGGCGACGCCTGACGCCTATTTCGGTAACTCGTTCTCCTGCCCGTTCCTGATTACGCGCACGTCGATTCAACCGGAGCCGCCGAGTAACCTGAACGGCCCTGCGGCCCTCGCGCAGTTTGAAACTGATGGCACGATGCGCGATTACCGGATCGTCTGGTCGCGTCGTGCGCCCCACTTGGCCGATGAAGCCCAGCGCGTGTTCTACTCCAACTTCCAACTGGACATGGAAACCGGCGTCGGCATCGTCGATGGGCAAGGCATCACGCCGACGTGTGAACTGCGGTGGTCGAACGATGGCGGGTTTACGTGGTCAGGATGGGCGCAGTTGTCAATGGGCGCACTTGGACAATACCGAGTGAGGGCGAGACATCCAGGATCTCTTGGACAAGCGCGGGATCGGGTGTTTGAGGTGCGCGGGTCTGACCCGGTGAAAGTGGCGCTGCTCCAAGCCTACCTGGACGTGCAGGAAGGGCTGAACTGATGCCGCCACAGGGACGAGGCATCTACAAGCCGCCGATGAGTTTGGCGGAGTTTGTCACGACGCAGGAGCGTGGCAAGGCTCCACCCAAGGGCCCAGCGATTCAGCCGGAAATGTCGTTGTTAGCGTGGTTGGCGCACAAGGGTGAGAAACTCGGGCAGGCGCTGGGCACCTATGATCCGTGGGCGTTGGCCATGCCGATGGAAGGGCCAGTGAAGAAAGCGGCGTCTAAGGCGGCGACGACGTTAGCTGAAGCCACCAAGCCCATCACGGCGTATCACGGCTCCCCGCATGACTTTGACAAGTTCGACATCAGCAAAATTGGCACAGGTGAAGGCGCACAAGCGTATTCGCACGGGTTGTATTTCGCGGAGAACCCAAAGGTGGCCACGGAATACAAGTTGGCCGGTCCTGAAGCAGACAAGCAGTTCACCAAGATCAACACGCGATTGTCTGAGTTAGCCAAGGAAATGGACAAGTCGGCCATCCCCGGTGAGCATCGTAAGTTCAGGACACCTGAAGGATTACAGGCGGCTGACGAGTATGACCGCCTCTTAGAGGCCAAGAACAAGATCGGCAAACTATACACGGTGGACATCAACGCCCATCCTGACGACTTCTTAGACTGGGACAAGCCGCTGTCACAACAGAGCGAGAAGGTCAGGCAGATAGCGAAAGAGT